CAGACCAAAACCTTGATAGTACAACGTTGAGTGTAAAAGTATTTGACACCATTTCATCTGATGACTTTGTAATTTATGAACAGGTTGGTCGAGTTACTAATCTTTCTGCAGCAAGTAGAATTTATCTACCGTTTGAAACATATAACGGTTTTTATGAAATCAACTTTGGCGATGGTCAAAACACAGGTGTTGCACCAACGCCTGGTAATATCATTCAAATAGAATATTTGGCTTCTTCAGGTGCGGCGGCTAACGGCGCAACGACGTTTACTAGCATTGATGATATTGAAATTAACTCGGTTGCATATTCGCCTATTATCTCAACAGTGTCAAAATCTGCACTTGGCGCAGAGAAAGAGTCTGTTGAATCTATTCGTTTAACTGCACCGCTGTATTATCTTGCGGCAGGACGACTAGTAACTGCATCTGACTATCGCGCTATCATAAGAGCGGCTGTTCCCGGTATTCGTTCTGTAAGTTCATGGGGCGGCGAAGATAATGTGCCAGCAAAATACGGTAAAGTGTTAGTTTCTATTATATATGAAGATGATGTTGACATAGCACAGAAGACATCAATTGAAAATGTTATTAAAGAAGAAATTATTCCAAGTATTTCTATCGTGTCTATTGATACAGAGTTGGTTGACCCTGAGTTTACATATCTAGATGTTACTTCTGAAATTAGATATAATACTGACTTAACTGCACGTACAAAGCAAAGTATGGAAAATCTAGTCAGTGGCGCTATTGGTCAATATTTTAATGATAACCTAGGTAAGTTTGATGATGTATTTCGTAAATCAAATTTAACAACGTATATCGATGAAACTGACAATGCCATCCTGTCATCTAAAATAAGTGTGCAAATGGCTTCTAGATTTACGCCTATTGTTAATCCACTGACGTCAAGAGTAGCAAGGGCCGATTATACAGTTAAGTTTCTTAATACCTTAGCATATGCCAATGCACAAACAAACATCATTAACTCTGATAGAATTTACTACAAAGGTACAACCATTGCGCGTATCAAAAATAAGTTGGGTTCTACTATTCTGCAGGTTGTAGACTTGAACGGACAAGTATTAGAAGATAATATTGGTAATTTTGAACCAGATACAGGCATAGTCAATATTCTTGGATTTAAACCAGATGGTATTGTTTCTGGTAACACTTATATTACTATCACAGCGACGCCAAGAGATGATTCTGTAATTAGACCATTGCGTAATGCGGTTATTGATATTGGTGATGCTCTGGTTACAGCTATACCTGACATCAACTTAGCAAACTCAACTGTAGGTACTACTAGCTAATGGCTAATCAGCGCACAACATTAACTGACTATAACAGAAACAATTCTAACTTTAATCAGTCTAGAGTCAATAATGTGTTGCCTGAACATTTTCAGGATCAGTACCCTGTATTGGTTGAACTTGTAGATAAATATTATGATTGGATGTCTGAATGGCAGGATTCTGCCGGCAGAATGCCAGTATCAGAATTACAAGAAATCGCATATCTCAAAGACCGTGAAACAATGCCTGAACGCTTTTTTGAATATATGTTCAATGAAGCTATTAATGGACTAGGCGCCGACTTTTTCAATCTGCCACGACTAGCTCTTAAATATATACCAGGTCTGTACCAAGCAAAAGGTACTGTGATTTCATCAGAGGGTTTCTTTAGATATCTATATAACATTGACCCGGATTTGATATATCCGAAAAATCAGATGTTTATTGTGGGTGAGTCAGAAATCGGTGTTGACTCACTTAGATATATTCAAGACTCATATTTCTATCAGATTTATTCTATTCTAGTTAAGTCGAGTATCCCTGCAGCTGTGTGGCGTGAAGTGTATACACAATATGTTCACCCATCTGGTTTTGCGCTTTTTGCTGAAGTATTATTTGAAACATTAGTTACAAACGTAAAACTTAATGATACTATGCCTTTGGCTATTCCTGATGTTGATGCCACAACACAGATATTGGTTGATACAGCTTCAATAACTATCACTGCGCCAATGGAACTAATGACGGGTGTAGACTCTGATCTTAACTTGCGCTTCTTAGTCGACAAAACATTCAATTTATATGACTCTGATACAGGCACTACTATTGGAGATTTAGATTCAAGTTATTCAGAATATGCATCTTTATCACAGGCATTGAATGCAGATGCATGGACGTTTGATGATAGTTCTGATATACATCACTTTAGTAATACCGTCAATACGCTTGATAGAAATGATTTTGAGTATTATTCAAGCTATGGTCCTGATACAGTATAAATAATAACAATATATATTACATAGGTTAACAAATGACTCAGCAAACTATATTTACAGGAACAGTCGCAAATGATGGCACAGGCGATACGCCGCGACAGGCTGGTACTAAAATTAATGCAAACTTCACTGAGTTATACGTATCGGTAGAAGGATTACCGGATTCTGCTCAGGTGATAAGTCTTATTCAAGATTCAGACATAATTATGAGTGGGACTAATGACATCTATACCAATAAAATTTACTTTAAAAATATATATGATTCGAATGCAGTTCTTCCTTCAGCCACAACATATGAAGGTATGTTTGCACTAACCGAAGATGATAATAGGGCTAAGTTTGCCACAGACGGCAATTGGTATAACCTTATTGATTCCGCTCTTGTTACTTCTGGTACGTATATAATGCAGATGAATGGTGGTACTATTCAAGATGCAATCTTGCAGTCTCCTGTACTGAATGGTTTAATTTATGACTCGTCTTCTAACGAAGTAATAAAATTATCATCTGTTGCTGGATCGCCTGCAAACAATATAAATATTTCTAATTCAATTGCGGGGCAAAACCCCACTATTAGTACAGAAGGTGATGATACTAACATCGGCATTACATTAGATCCAAAAGGTTCTGGCGCTATTACCAATAACGGTCGATTAGTTTATTCGGCAGAAGAATTGGGAGACGGTGATGATGGTAGTACACTAGACGCTAACAAATGTTTGCATATTATTGACGTTAGTGGATCGCGAAGTTTTACATTAGCTGATGGAACAACTACAGGTGAAGTCAAGCGAATTATCAATAAATCGGGTCCTGGTCGTACAATTACATTAAATATAGCAAACCTATATGCCGACGGAGTTAGTACAGGCGATGGTTTAACAATTACAGATAACATAAGTATAGAATTTATTTGGGATGGAGCAGACTGGCAATGGGACCGGGCTTCAGATACATATGCAACAATACTCTTCTTATAATAGGTAAACAAAATGACAGCAATAGCAACAAACAAATTCAAAAAACTATTAATTGAGTCAGTCATCAACGATCTAGGCGCCGACTCAAATGAATACTATGTTGGTTTATCTAAGTCCGACCAATGGAGCATTAATGAAACTGTTCCTGGTTTGGCTAACACCGAAGAAGAAGATAGAAATTTCCGCACTAATCTTCAGTCTATCAAAACACTGATTAATGCAAGTTTCGTTTCGCTAAGATATAACTGGTCAAACGGTACTATATATAAAAGCTATTCAGATTCTACTGTGTTGGGTTCAATCGGACAATATTATGTATTGACAGAAAACCAACGTATTTACATCTGTTTAGAACCAGGTAAAGATGCAACTGGATTACCTGTTGCATCAACTATCAACCCAGATACTATTGGTACTGGTACGATATCTAAACGCACGTCGGACGGATATGTATGGAAGTATCTATTAACACTTTCATCGGTACGTTCGAACTTCTTCCTTTCTGCTAACTATTTGCCCGTGAATAAAGTATCGACCGCGACTAACACGGTTGAAACTACACAGCTGGGTATTCAAAATGCGGCTGTACCTGGTTCTATTGTTGGATATAGACTTTTGAATGCAGGTGCAGGCTATTCACCAACGTCTACAATCAATATTATTGGTAACGGAACAGGCGCTGCAGCGACAGCAACAGTTGACGCCACAACAGGTTCAATCACTAAAATTGAAATAACTGACTCTAGTAATGAATCTCAATTCATTGGTTCTGGTTACAATTATGCTAATGTGACTATCACATCAGATACAACACCAACAACAAGTGCCATTATTAAACCAATTATTTCTAGAGACGGTATTGGCGCAGATCCCCGCGATGATATTAACGCGAACTATTTGATGTTCAACGTTAAACCTGATGGAGCAGAGGGTGGTGATTTCTTGGTTAACCAGGATTTCCGTCAAGTAGGTCTTATCAAAAATCCAAAAGAACCCATCAATGATTCTGACTTCATGTTAACAACAGGCAATGCCTTAAATAAATTGTCAATTAGTTCTGTTTCAGGTTCCTTTGCTAATGACGCTACTATTCGAGGTGTTACGTCAGACGCCTCGGCCTATGTAAATAAATATACAAGTAATACAATATATTATCATCAAAATGAAAATACTGGATATACACCATTTACATTAGGCGAGTCTATTCAGGACTCTGCTGATCCAGGCGGGAATAACGCTACTATTGACGCCGACTCCAGTGGTGAAGTCAATCCATTCTCAGGCGAATTATTCTATATCGAAAACCGATCACCAGTAACACGTGATAGTGCTCAAACTGAAGACATTAAAATCATTGTTCAATTATAAGGTAACTAAGTAATGCCTAATGCTTTTACTAACTCAACATTTTCGACTACGTATAAAGATGATTTTATCGATTCTGATAACTATCATCGCGTATTATTTAACAGTGGTCGTGCGTTACAAGCGCGTGAGTTAATTCAACTTCAGACTATTATTCAAGAAGAAGTTAGACGCTTTGCTGATAACATTTTCAAAGATGGTTCTGTTGTAAAACCAGGCGGTCTCACACTCAACACCAATGCTGAGTTTGTTAAGTTAGAAGGCACCCCTGATATTTCAACGTATCAGGTTGGCCAAACTATTACAGAAGCCTCGTCGGGTGTTACAGCTAGAATAACCAACATAGCTGCATATGACGGAGACGCGGGTGACCCTGCAACATTTTATGTAGTATACACCGATACACAGGGTGGTAGTGCAGGGGCAGCTCCAGTACGTTTTATCAACGGACGGACTATTACAAATGGCGCGGCGCCGGTAGCAGTACAGACAGCCAATACTACTGAAGACCCTTCAACCGGCCTTGGTACACTGTTGAGTATAAGTACTGGCGATTTTTATGCACAGAAACACTTTGTTCAATGCAATGTTCAAACTATTATTATTGATAAGTATTCCAATACGCCAACAACTAATATTGGTTTTAAAGTAACAGAAGATATCGTTACATATGAAGATAATGATGCTTTGTATGATAACCAAAACGTGCTTCCAAACGAAACAGCACCAGGTGCAGATCGCTATCGCATTACATTAACCTTATCAAAAGAAGAAGATATAGGTGCCGATGAAAACTTCATCTTCTTAAATCGTATTTCAAATGGCGTGTTTGTTAATGAAGTAGATAGAAGTACGTATAATATTATTGGCGATGAAATGGCCACTCGTACATTCGAGGAGTCTGGTAACTATACTGTTAACCCATTCACCATTCAATAT